GTAGGACCCACTGCCATACCGTAGGCTTCTTCGTCGGCCTGACCGTCCAGTGCTCTTGACCATATGACTGAGCCGTCTGCGGCATCTACCTTGGTAGTGGCAACATAGTCATCTGTGCCGTTGTAGGCATATCCAACCATAACCGGGTCACCGTCTGAAGCCACATCCACTACTGAACTTTGACTACTGAATCCAAAGTCATAGATCTTGCTCCATAGTACACTGCCATCAGTGCTGTCAATTTTGGTCAAAGTGGCATTGTCCTGTCCTTCAACATCTGTCTCGCCTGCTACATATATCGAGTTGCTGTCGTTGTCCACTGCCAGCCCCCAACCGTCTGTGTAAAATTCATCGTCAAATCTTGCTGTCCATATCTTGGCGCCAGTTGTGGTGTACTTGCCCACGGAATAATAACTACTACCACCACCATCGTCGTTGAAATGATTGAACAAGGCAATCACATTGCCCGCTGAATCGTATTCCACGCTGATTGCTAGTGACACAATGTCTGTTGGAGCACCGTTTTGCGTTTCAAATGTCTGCACCCAAACATTGGCATCACCTGTAGCACCACCCAATACTGAGTTACCTTCGCTGTCAAGAATGTCACCGCCAGTTGGTAGATTTAGATTGCCATCTTCCCCAAATGTCCAGCGTCTTAGAGTAGAGTCACTCAAGTTAATGTCAAGGTTGATGTTGCCTTCGCTCTTGATGTTTCCTGGAATAGTTAAATCACCAACATTGTCAAACGTCCAAGTAGGATACTCTTCTGGGTCGTCATTGGTGGACCAGCCTGTGTTAATTCTAACTTGATCTGCCGCTGAAAGAGAAATATCATTACCATTGGCTTCAATCCAAATATCGTCTGCGGCAGTAAGATTTATGTCAGCATCTTGAGTACCTGTTCTGGTGGTTTCAAGAGTAAAATCTTTGTTGGCCAAGGTCAGTGTTGTGGTACCTTCTTCCACTTCAACCACAATGTCGCCAATGTCGCCACCTGTTCCCACAAAGCCAGCAATGTCATTCCAATAGTCAAATTCGCTACTGCTTTGATCGTCTAAAATGGTCCAAGATACAAAGTCGGTGGTACGAGCAATTTGTTCATCGTCATTGCCAATGTAGAAATAACCATTGATGTAGTCCATGGCGTCAATGTATGTTCCGTTACTCCAAGTCAGTGTTGCTGTGCCAGTGAACGGTGCTAGTCCACTGGTGTCAAATGGTGTGTCTAATATTTGGTCTGTGTATAAAGAATTATCGGCGGACTTCCAGTAAAACGTGCCGTTATAGCCTGAGACTGACGAACCGCTGATAACGACTTTCTCGCCCGAGGTTCCATTATTCCCACTGCCACTGAATGTTACCTGTGGTGGGCTGGCTTGTGTAATTGCTGAAATAGTACGAGTGTATGGTATCGGCGTGACAATCTGCCAGGTTTGCCCGTTGTCATCACTCCACGCCACGTGTCCGTCACCGTCTCCTGCCGCAAGGTATCCATTACCGCCTGCTGTTTCAACAGTGTCACCCGCGTCAATGCCAAGATCTTGAATATCAGTAGCCCATGGATCAATTGGCCCGGCGAATGTGCCGTTGCGTGGATCGAGGTTGGTGTTGACACCGGCTATACTGTCTTCACCTTCCATGTACCACGCTGAGCCATTCCATGCTGCCCGGTAAGTTATGTTCATACTAAAACATCTAGCAGAAGTCACTGTGGCTGTTAGGTCAGTGATGTATACGCCACCGCCGTTGGCATCACCGCTTTCGTTGTCGCCGACGCTGAACATCCAACCCACTCCATTGTAGTCTACGTCTGAAAACTCCCAATCGCTGTCCACAGGATCGTTACCAAAAAACTCTACCACTGTTTGATCAACAGTTAGAAAAGCCCAAATTCTACCATCTGTACTATAGCCGTATACACCTTGTGTAAAACTTGATCCGGTTGGAGTATAACTACCTACTGCCACAAAGTATCCGCCGGCGTAGTCAATTTGATTCCAGTCAATATCTTGACCACCGATTTCATCGGCAGTGCCACTGCTGCCGCTTACGTATGTTGATGCTTCCAGCCCAGCGAATGTGGTCCAACTCAGTTGATCGCTTTGAATCATGGCCACTGTGACACCGTTGGTGGCCACACGACCAATGCCTTGAACTAGATCAACTGCCGTGGTCCAAGTGACACCGTCTGTGGATTTGCTGACTGTGCCGTCTTCGTTGACTACGACAAAAAAAGTACCTATTGCGCCACTATTCTGTCCAGTGTAGGCTGTGGTCTGTATACTGCCGTCTGGGAATTCTATGCTACCGTCGCCCTGAAATTTCCAATCATGGCTAACAGTATCTTCTGTATCTGTGCGATCAAATGATCTAATGGTTAGGCCACTGCGATCTTCATCCTGCCAGTTTAGTTTAATCTGTGCTCGTTCGTCACTGTCACCTTCACCACTGTAGGCTCGAATAAGTTGTGTGCTATCTTCGTCAACCTCTACATTGATCCAACGCATTGAAGTTGTGCCATCGGCACAGTCTTGTACAAATCTACCACCATTTGTACCAGTGACAATATCATCTGGTGCTGTTAGTATACCAGTCTGTCCAAAGTTCCAAGTATAGCTACTGCTATCTTCACTGTTGACTGTGATGTTGATGTCGTTTTCGCTCTTAATATCACCTGGAATAGTTAAATCACCATCTGTGCCAAAACGCCAAACATGACTGTCTCCTGAAGCACCAAATGAAACTGTTTCACCCTCATCAAGAAATCCAGCGGTAATATCTTGAGCAACATGAATTTTCCACCAATTACCAGGTTCTTCAACGACGTCTGTGATTGTGGCAGTTATGGGTGTTCCCCATGATGTGGTCACTGTATCACCTACGCTGACAGCGGAGCCCAAGTTAGGATAGGTCTCGTGGTCAATAAACACCCGCCACACGCCACCCGGTGGCACAAGTTCATCTACCGTACCAACTTCAATATTCTGTGGGCCAAGGTTTCTATTATCTGTGCCAATCTCCACACCAAATTGAGCAGTTGGGTTGAGTTCATATCCAGGCAATTTAACATAGTTGTGGTCATCACCTAGGAACAGGTCACTGGCGGGTGGATTACTGTTACTACCGTCAAAGGCAATATGGAAGTGTTGTGCTACACCTGGCACTTCCATGTCAGTACCCATGGCCAATGTGCCTCTATTGGTGGACAGTATCAGTCCGTCACCGTTTGTGATAGTGTCTTCGCTAAATGTAAAGTCTCCAGTGTTGGCATTACCGCCACCGCCAGTGTAGGCTGTGGTCTGTGTAGTACCATCTGGGAATTGTAATCCGCCGTCGCCTTGGAAGGTCCATTCGTGTTCAACTGTATCTTCTGAATCAGTGCGATCATATGATATAATTCTTAGACCGCTACGATCACTGTCTTGCCACGCTAGTTGAATTCGACCTCGATTTAGACCTGTTTCCTCATCGGGATTGCCAGTGTAGGCTCTAATGATACTAGCGTCTTCATTTACAGGCATATTGATCCAACGCACACTGGTATTGGCACCTTCGGTACTGTCTATGTAAATGTGTCCGCCATCGACGCCGCCGACAACAATGTCGCCAGGAGCGGTTAAATCACCTGTCTGTCCAAAGTTCCAAGTATAGCTACTGCTGTCTTCACTGTTGACTGTGATGTTGATGTCATTGTTACTGGTTAGACTATCGCCTGTGCCACCAACGCCTAACACACTTGTGCCTGTGCTGTCTAAAATGTCTCCACCTACTGGCAGTGTTAGATTGCCATCAAGGCCAAATTGCCAAATAGATTCATTTTCTGTGCCGTAACTTGTGCCGATTTCAACATGCAAATTATCGTTTATCTGTATATATTGCTGACCGTCTTGGCTGGAAATACCGCCGGTACCGTTGTCGGGTGTCACAAACCAACTGTCGTTGCTGACACCTACGCCGCCTGGATAATTTGATATTTGACCACCGTTAGGGAATGTCAACTCACCATCTTCTCCGAACTGCCAACGGTGCAGAGTTGAGTCTGACAGGTTGATGTCAATATTGATATTGCCTTCACTGCGGATATCACCTGGGATAGTTAAATTACCATCTGTGCTAAAGATCCAAGAATATTGATTGAAATTTTGTGTGGCTATTTCAACCCCACCAGTGCTTGGCAGTTTTACATAGTTGCTGTCATCACCCAAGAACAAATCAATGGCCTGCTGGCCGCCTTTCATTATGTGGAAATGACTTTCCCCGCCTGCACACTCTGCTAGGTTGCCCAACAATATTGTGCCACGGGCTGTGGTTATTGGGACACCAGCGGAAGTATCAGCATCTCCTATGGTAGAACCGTTTGGTAGTGTTAGTTTACCATCTGAGCCAAGACTAACTGTGTTAGCACCGTTGACTAAGCTGTCAAAGCTGGTTGGTATAGTTGGCTTGCCAGTTAGGTCAGCATAGGCACCTGTAGTAGCCACTGTAGCGAATGTGGGCTTGCCTGTGATACTGTTCCAGGCTGCTGTGCCAACATCTGCTATAAACTGCCCTCCCACTAATAGATTACCTTGACTATCTACAGATAATGCTGTGCCACCTAGGAAAATTGTGTTATTGCTGACATACAGACTGCGCCAAGGCAATGTTGAACTACCTAGATCGCCACCATTGGCCACACTAGGCAACATATCTCCGCCAACTGTTAAGTTACTGGTTATGGTGGTTGCTTGATCAATTACAACGGGTGTGCTGTCTGTGGTACTCAGGGTGCTACCAGTGAATTCAAATGCGCCAATATTTAAATTGACATCTGCATTTATTCCCAGTGCTGTGTAAAGTTCTGTGAAGTTAGCATTTACTTTTTGAAACGCAGCTCGTAGGCTATCGCCTTTCTTGTCGTTGGCTGTGGTGCCTACATTAATATTCTGTTTTGCCATTTATCGCTCCAATTATACCAAACCAGCTATTCTTGTTTGGAAGTCAGTAAAGTCTATGCTGACCGCCACAATGGCTTGTAATTCTGTTATATTAATAACCCTGCTGCCTTGAACTCTTAATCGTTGTGTAACGTCTAGATCATTTTCTACAGTTACATCCGAACTGAATATTGTTGCAGGAGTTACAGTAATTGCTGATGAATCTGATGAATCAATCAATGATGTAAAAATATTACCGGTAACTGACCCAGTTAAGTTACCAGCAATGTTTGGTACTGTTAGTGTATTGGTATCTGTTCTGTATGATAGATCAATATCTGCTCTAACAGTTTGACCAGTAGTTCTATTCTCAACAAACGTAGGATAATAAACAGTTGTCAGTCCGTTGGTATCTGTAATATCTAATGTAGTTGAAACTGTTGCCGAGCTAGAATTACCAGTTACATTACCAGTTAAGTTGCCAAAAAATTCTGCGTATACTTTGTTCTCCACAGCATCAACAATCTTTGTTGAGTCGTCGCCAAATATAGATCCTTTTAAGTCACCGACCACGGTACCGATCAACGTGCCTCTCAGTACGCCATTGGTAGCATCTACCAACATGGTGGAGTCATCTGCAAACACCGAACCTCTGATATCTAAATTGCTGTTTACACTAAATGTCAGTGTATCTGTGGCAGTGTCTTTGGTAATTGTTAAACCAGGACCAGATATCAAATTCAATGTATCTGAAATATTGTCAGCTGCCACTGGCTGCAGAGTAGCACCGTCTACAACAATAAATCTAAATGTTGGACTTGCAGGAGCCAAATTGGTAATGGTTACTATTCCAGTGCCATCACCAGTTACACCAATCTGACTGGCAGTTCCTACGATCTGCTTGACACCGAGATTGGTCAATGTTATACCGCCAGTTGCAGCACTTACTCCGATGCCACCTGCTGTGCCAGTTAGACTAGTGACTCCCAAATTGGTTAGTGTTATACTACCCGTTGCAGCACTCACTGCAATCTGCCCCGCAGTTCCTGTGAGGTCTGTAACACCGCTGTTGGCAATGGTTAATGTGTCAGTGCCGGCATTTGTGGTCAATGTTATACCAGCATTGCCTGCTGCTACAGTCAATGTGTCTTCAAAACTATCTGCAACAATATTTGATTGACCACTAACTGTAATTGTTTTGAAATTGGTTTCTGCAGGATTTCTAATTAACTCTCCTGCAACAGTAGTGCCAGCCGGCAAATTCACAACACCAGCTCCGTCAGCGGTTATCTGTGCCGAGCCTAGATATAAACTTGATCCAGCTAGATAAAGATCTCTCCACCGAGCTGTTGGACTACCAAGATCGTAGACTTCGCTGGCACTGGGTTTAATATCAGTGCTGAGACTGGTAAAGTCTAATACTCCTCCCGGACCTCCTATGCTACCATACAGTTCGTCAAAGTTGGCATTTATTTTTGTAAATGCATCTTCTACTGTGCTCCATACTATTGGAGGACTGCCTGCGTTTAGTGTTTGTTGTGCCATTAGTTTCTTCCCACGGCCACTTCAATAGTGCCAATATGATCTGAATTGTAGTTTTCTAGTGCTTTGCCAATCACTGTGCCTGTTCTAGCATCACCGCCTGCACTTACAGCACAGCCTGCAATGTTGCTGGCAATCAGCAGGTCTCCCTTCTCAATTTTTCCAACTACTCGACAAGGAACTCTACCCTGTAGAGCCACTTGATTTTTAAAGCCCGGACAATCACCATTCATGGAATAGGCAGCATTATCGCTTACTACACCAGCCACTCTATGATCACCTTGTCGATTTGCTATTGTAACTTCTTTGTCTCCACCAAATATCAACACAGTGCCCACAGCATACTCCTTGTCACCTTCGTAGTATTCTGCTAGGTCAGCAGCATAGGTAGCTTGGAATCTACTGCTACCACTCAATGACCAATAGCCCTCTATAGTTCCAGGTGTTGTCACAGCGCCTGTGCTGATACTGGTACAACTTTTTAATGCTGCTACACTAATACCAGTAGAGTCGAGAGTGGCAAATGTTGTGGCACTGTCTTGACTGCGGAATACGTGCTGTGTGTTGTTGTAGTAAGTTTTCTTATCGCTAGCTGGTACTGTACCATCACCTATGTAAATACCCACTTGTCCTAGATAACCATAATACTGAAGAAATCCACCAGTGCCGCTGGCGCTGCTGTCAATGGATAATATGCTGTCAATTTTAAGCTGAGCAAGATCTACATTACGTGCAGCAAAATCTCCGTTGCTATCACGTTTAACCAAAGTGCTCACAGTGGCAGCAGAAGCTTCGTCAACAATGCTGTATGCCCAACTTGCACGAACAGTGCCATCGCCGCCTGTGTGTCGTAGATAACCAGTACTTGTGGCGCTGCCATAGTCCGACAGTCTCAAAGCCAGGCCTTCATCAACCACTGTGGCAAAGCTCACTTCAGCAACATCGGCTGTTGAAGCTGTACTGTTGCCCAATAGTCTATCTGCTCCCACCTGTGCTAATTTGGTCAATGCTAGACCGTTGTCTTTGATTGTAGCCCAACCGTTGGTTAGTGTAAATTGAGCACTGTCAAAACTTGATATACCTCGTAGAGCTGCTACAGTTCCACTGATAGCTGATCCTGTAGTTGTATTACTATAGGTAACAACAGTGGTGTTGCAGGTTGCAACGGTATAAGTTCCGTTGTATCCACTCACAGACAATCCTGTAACTACAATTTTTTGTCCCGCTGTAAACGGAGCACTGGACTGTGCTACAGGGAATGTTATAGTAGCTGTACTGCCGCTACCAGTTGCAGTCACATTGGTAATACTGGCTGATATAGTAGCATAAGCATCATTCAAACTCAACTTGGCCTGATCAATGGCCGCAGTGGACATGATATTGGCATCGTCAATGACACCATCACTGATAGTGGTTCTTATGATGTTGGTAGTACTATCACCTAACAATATATCAAAAGTAACTTCACCTGTAGGTGTCACATTGATAATTGTATTACCCGTACCATCCAAGGCTAACAATTGACCTGCCTGTGACTGTGAAAAATTAAATAGGCTGGTTCCGTCGGTATCTTTTAGATTAGTAATTGTAATACTGTCCAGTCTGGCAGCATCACTGGCTAATGTAGGCACCCCAAGATTTTCAATCTTGTACGAATTCATGTCCATGTCAGCAGGTCCAACCCACGCCAAGTCACCACTAAGAGCCATAAAGCCCACATTGTTTGGCACACGATCGCCTAGGGCAACAATGTTGCCATTGAAGTCCAATCCCAATCTACGACCAATGTAGGTTCTAACCGCTGATTCTGTAGGCACCGCGTCAACACGACCTTCGTCCATTGCTGTGGAGAATTCAGAAATTGTTGTACCACGTTTAAATCCTAGACCGTCTAACTGACTCAGCGCAATTGAAGCTGAGAATGTAACAGTACCAGTACCCTGATCAACACGGAAGAACGGACCAACGTTAAAGTTACCAAATTGGTCAGTGGTCACAAAGAATGTACGCCCCGAGCCTCGTTCCTGCATCTGCGCACGTAATACTAGTTCGCCTGTTTCTGTATCTGCCTGTGTGGCATATGTAGGTACTGAAATAATTGAATTAACGGCAGGTCCATAGATTTCGCTAGGATAGTTGGTATCGGCATAACCACCTGTACCAATTTCCAATAGATCATGTGACGTAACACGAGTCAAACTGATTCTAATGGTCAGTGTACCATCGGATAGTGCGCTTGGTCCAGGAACCGATCCCTTTAGAGTAGGCGTATCATTGAATCTGACCACACTGCGTGTCAATGCTGGACTGACTGTTAGTAGTGCATAGTCTTGACCAGTGGTAAGACTGTCTTGATAATTGGTTATTTCATATTCTTGGCCTTCGTGTACAAATCTATAAAATGTACCAGCAGCTATACCAGTCAACAATCTATCACCGTCACTGCCGCCTAGGTTTCCTATACCAAAGGTAGCATCACCACGTTCGCCTTGAATCAGTTTGTAGGTTACGGCAGTACCGGTTGTGGTGATATCTAACACACTGCCTTCTAGTTGAAAGGCTATTGTTCCTGTTGTGGCTGCTGTAGAAGACTGCACCACAATGCTGTTGGTAGCTGCAGAAACAGAATAAATCACTGAGTCCGCACCTAATGCGCCTGTACCACCAGTAGCTATGACACCACCGCTGTCTGTAGCAATGGTTGCGCTGGCAAATGTCACAGTGGTATTGGTACAGGTCACCACGGTTTGTGCGCCATTGAATGGCACACCACCTACAGCAAATGCGCTCACAGTAATCAACTGGAATGGCAAATATGGAGGAACGTTTTGAGCGGTAAACGTCAATGTGCAGGTAACACCGTCACCTACTGCGCTAACACCGGTAATATTTGGCTTTGCTACCAAACTTGATCCCAATATAAGATTTTCCAAACAGATGATATTTGAAATGGTTGTAAAATAAGGACCAGCGCCAGTAGATGTTCCCAGGGATGGCCCCACTGAAAATGCCAAAGAAGTAGGCACACCTATAAATGTACTGTCTACTAACGCTCTGGTACTAACACTGAAATCATTGGCAGTTAGTCCAGAAGTGGTTACAAAGTACACTGTGTTTGCAGTTAGTCCTCCAGGCAACACACTGGCACTGAATCTCACAGGTTGACCAGCTGTGAGTCCGTGACTGTTTTTGGTAAACGTATTGGCCGCAGTGCTTATACTGGTTACAGTATTGGCCGCACCTGTTTCTACACCCGGCTCATACACAGTGATTTCTATATAATCATAATTTTCTCTACCTTGTGCCAGGGCTAGACCGTAAGGAACCATTGTGGGACTTCCCGACACCGCCGATCCAGTAAATGTGGTTATGCCTGAGCCTGTTTCTGTAGCAGAAATGGTAAATGTGGTAGGAGTTGGTGCAGTCTTGACATAGTATATGACACCGTCGTCAACTGTGACACCTGCAGTAATCTCATTGGGCAACACTGCGCCTGGAGGTTTGACAAATCTCACTTGATATCCTGCACGTTGTCTATGATTGATATCAGTGGTTATCACCCCAGTGCCATAGTTTATACCTGTGATAGTATAGGTTTCTAGATCATATGTGGAATCATAGTCTGTGAATTCCAATTGTCTGTAGACAAAATTACTGTCATTTAGTATCAGAGCAGTACTAGGTCTAGTTGCTACCTCTACAATGTCTCCGTGTAACACATGGAAACTGTTGTTTCTAATTGTAACACGTTGTCCATGGGGCACTGCTGCCAAAAGTCCGCCGCCGGTGCTGATATTTAATTTTGCACGTTTGGTGGCAACATCGCTGATCTGTGCCGTAGTGACAACATATCGTACAATTTGGCCTCCATGATTGATTTCTAATTCACTGTTCGGCAAAGGAAAGAAATCATCATAGGTCACATATAATATATTTTCTCCCTTTTCGTTCAACGTATCAACTGATGCAGCATAAACAGTTGCGGTCTGTGCAAGATCGGTGTAAAATCCTGTGGGAGTCGGAACTTCTAATGGATCACTGGCTTCCGCTACCAATGCAAAGTTTCCGTGAGCACTAGATCCACCCACGCTTCTAATCTGTCCACCGTTCAATGAATAGTAGGAAATTTGACAGTAGTAGGTAAACATACTCACAGCTTCGGCCAATCCGCCGTTGGTGGTTATAAGTCCGTAGCCTAGATCACAGACCTGGGTAAAGTCGTTACTAAGCATGGAACGATTACCGGGCATAAGAACTTCAAACACTCTGATAAAACTGTGTGTACCCGAGCCGGCACCTACAAAAGTCACTGCTGTGGTACTGCCAGCTACTGCGGCAACTCTGAATTGAGTAAGCGTAAATCCAGCCAGTAACACATAGTATTCTTGATTGGCAGCGATACCAGTTGGCAGTGTTCCAGTAGAACTGAATTTCACAATGGCACCTGGTTGTAGTTCGTGAACAGATGCAGTGGTTATATTTGGAGTACTAAATGTACAGGCACGTGATCCAGCAGCAGGTGTGTAAGGTGTCAGCTCATCCAAGATGAACTGAGCTGTGCTGAATCCACCTGTGGTAGCAGTAGCAGCACCTGTTCCAAATGTATACCCTCTAATGTAGTTTATTCTGTAAATTTCACCACTGACAATAAAGCTGCAGGGAGTATTAGGCGGTCTCAGCAGTCCCGATACTCGTAAAAATATATTACTGTCTTTGCTGTCTATGACAAATTTCTGATTGCCGGTGAATCCATCTACAAACATACCACCAGAAAATGCCTTGGCATTTATACTTCTACTAAAGGATGCAGATTCTTGACAGTACGGAGATTTAGCAAGGATTTGTCCCTCTGGATCTAATACCATTGCAAATCCACCTTGACCCTGGAAGGTCATGGCTCTTAGGATTACAGCATCGTTACACAAGAACATGTCCATATCGCCGTTGTCTTTGGGATAGTTTACTGTTCCACTGTTGCTGATAACATCAACTATGGCATTGGTCAACAATGTGATCACAGTATCGGATCCTACTTCTGCCACTAGACCTTCGTCTAGAGTCTGTAGTGTTGGTACTGTGGCAGTAGTGGCCACAGTACCGGACAATGTATACAGTGCCGCAATACTCACATTGTCGATAATGTCTTGGGCCAAGGTGTTGATACGTTGAATACCGGCCACAGTCTGACTCAGTTGCGCACCAATAGCTAGTGCAGGATTACTGCCCGGAACTGCTGGTCCCTTGTATTTCAATGCAGCAGAAATTGTGCGATTCTGTCCACTCCATTTCAAATCAAATACCATAGAGTCTATGATCAAGCCAACGTCTCTATAACAGATATCTTCATTGTAGTCAAATGCAGATGTAAATGGTGCAGTGTTTGTTAAAATTTGATTATTGATCCAACCTATGACCTGATCTTGAATAAACTTTCTATTCAATGTGATCAGTCGTGCAGCACTGGTATAGTTACCTTTGTTATTGATCAGGGGATAAACAGGCTGTGTGGAATCTGCTAGATAGTGATAACCATACAGTTCATTTGCCACAGTCAGTCCGTCTACCACAGGATCTCGTCTAAAATTCAAAAATGCCCAGGGACTGGAACTGTCAAAGCCTATCTGTGGTCTAATAATAGTTCTACGAAATTCATCACCTATTACTGCCACGTTTTGAGGCACACGTAATGGTAAATTTTCTAGGTAAATGCCAGTTTCAACAAATACAGAAATTTGAATACGTTTGGTTACATCACCGAATGAAATAACCTCGCCAACAACAAATTCACCACTGACAACATCAACATCAAATTCTTCATTGCCGGACGTGTCCAAAGTACCGTCGTGTGCTAGAATCTGTGCAAGAGCTCCAGACGTTTCCCCACGAAGATATAGTCCTTCTCGTATGTCTTTGGCTGCGTTAGCAGCCACTGTGCTCAATGCAGGATTTCCAGTAAAGTCTGTTCTGTAACCGCTGGTAAACAATCTAAATCTTGGAAGACTCACAAGTATAGATGGCTGCGAAGTAAACCCTGTTCCTCCGTTGGTGATACTGATGCTGTTTATGCCGCCGTCAACTGCGCTAACATCTGCTACACCAAAGGCTCCACCACCACCACCACCAACAAATCTCACTGACACTAAACCGTATCCAGTTCCACGGCCTCCCGAGTTAACCTGCACTCTGGCCACTTTGAATGTGAGATTTAGTGTGCATCCAGTTCTAACACCAACACTGCTGCCGGGACAGGTAGTGGCTGCTGGAGCCACTGGTGCGGGCAACACGCTGTAGTTGCCGCCAGTGATCTGTCTAATGGCAGTAACTGGTCCTCGTCCTCCTGAGCCGCCAGGACTAACCGACAGCACCTGATATCTTGCTGCTGTACCGGTACCAGTGGCCACAGTAAGTATGTCACCGGGTAGATAATTTAGGCCACCGCTGACAATTTCAACTGTGTCCACATTCATAAAAATAAATGCAGGACTGAAACCAGTGCCTGCGGTAGCACTGGTATCGTCAATTTCTACTAGAGTACAAGGCTCATCACCGTTGTTCCAAGTAAGAACTTTCTTGTAAGGGCCAATTTCTAACGGTGCTTCCAGCACCAATTCTTCTGCACGTTTAAGAGCAGCTTCTAGTGTCTTATATGCATAGGCCAAACTGCGACCTTGTCGGTCTAATCCAACACCTGGTCGATCATCTAACCCGGCTGTACTCACATACAGATTCACTGTGCTGCTATAACCGGAACTGTCAACATATCGTTTGGTGGCAGCTATCAAACCATTGTAGGCCACATCATCATCATCCACAGGGTCTCTTGAAAGTATCAACGGCCCGGTCATGGTACCAAATGCAGTGTTGGTTGTATTGGTAGCAGGATCAACAGCATCTATGCCCTGCAGGGATATCTTGGAATCTACATAGCCCTTATTGGCCGCCAGTCTGTTTGTTTCTGTGGCAGTGGATCCGTGAATTGTGTTTATTCTGCCAATTGAATCAGTGAGTTCAGAAAAAGATCCTATATCGGGTAAATTTCCAATAGGATATCTTACTCCACCACTTTGAGCATTAACTGGTCCTCCTAGATTTGGATTAGGATCGCCTGAAATATCTGAAAACAAGCTGTTGACCACAATGGAATTTTGACTGGTATCAAAATCAATTTGAACACCTACGCCAGCTTCTAGTTTTTTGAAAACCACGCCGTCTGTGGTATCATTGATCACAACCAACGCATTTTCATAATCGTTAGGAAATGATTCGGGTGTATCATCTAGACCTATGAATGTGAGTTTTTCACCTAGTCCTAGTGAACTATAGAGTTCTCTAAAGTTGTCGTTGACAGATCTAAAACTGTCTCTGATACTGTCGCCGGTGCCGTCGTTGCCAATTGCACCAATATTAATAATTTTTCTTGCCATAGCAGATCCTATGTGTTTGGATATCGATAATATTTATCCAAAGTTTTTATAAGCCTAATGTAAATACTAGATGTTCATACAGACCAGATCGCAGAAAAATCAATATGTTAGGTTCAGTAAACTGGGCAATCAACACAGTTATACCAGGACAAAAACCGTTGTGACTTTAAAGTGTGATGACTGTGATGCAGTGTTTGAAAGAGATCTAAAAAATATAGATAGAAAACGGTTGAATAACAACTACTTTCATTGTTGTTCTGGGTGCGATATCAAGAGATTTGCGCAGCGAACAGGAGTAGATCACAAGAAAATCTGGGATATGCCCGCTGACGCTGATCTAGATATTTCTAAACTCTAAAACTTTCACCGCAACCGCATCGATCACGTTCGTTGGGATTGACGAAGTCAAATCCCTCATTGAGCCCATTGCGAACCCAATCCATAGTTATCCCTTTTAGATACACTAGACTTTTGGCATCTACCAAAACAACAAAACCATCTTGAGCAAAATTAGTTACTCCAGTTTCGGGTTTGTAGTCATCTACGTATTCTAATACGTAGGCCAACCCACTACACCCTGTAGTTCTAACACCTATTCGAATACCCGCACCCTTGCCACGTTTGGCAAGTGTTTGCTTAATTCTTTTACAGGCTGTGTCGGTTACGGTAATCATTTACGGCTGCTTTGATTGCATCCTCTGCTAGAATACTACAGTGTATCTTTACTGGAGGTAGGGCTAGTTCTTCGGCGATTTCGGAGTTTTTAATTGCTCCGGCTTGGTCGAGGGTTTTTCCTTTGACCCATTCTGTAATGAGGCTCGAACTCGCGATAGCCGATCCGCAGCCATACGTTTTAAATTTTGCATCTGTAATAAGACCTGTATCATTGTCTACCTTTATCTGTAATTTCATTACATCTCCGCATGCCGGAGCACCGACCATACCTGTGCCTATGTTGGGATCATCTTTAGCAAATGATCCTACATTACGTGGGTTTTCATAGTGATCGATTACTTTGTCCGAGTACGCCATTGATTACTCTCCAGTTTATTAGCTTCCATATGTTTTTCAAATAGCTTTTTTTATCAGCCTGATAGTCTAAAGCCCAAGCGTGTTCCCACCAATCTACTAACAGCACAATATCATTTCTAATTTCGTGATTCGCAATGGTTTTGATCTTGCCATCTCGAGCTAGGTATGCCCACCCGCTGCCTTGTATTGTCATAGCAGTTTTTTCAAATTCTTCTTTGAAACGATCAAATGTATCAAAATGTTTTTCTATAAACTGTAAAATAGCATCATAGGGTCTATTGGCACCTTCTGGTTTTTGTAATTGACCAAAATAGATATTGTGTAAAAACGCACCAGCTTCGTTGAAATCGTCATCACCCTCGCCCTTGTTGTATCGATCAACATAGGCTTTATATAGTGTACCGTAGTGATAATCTATAGTTTCTTTGGATTTTATTGGCGCCAACTCATCGGGGTCGTAGGGCAGTGTCAACTGTATGAGTTTGTCTTTTTTGCCTTCGATTATAAACTTTTGAATGAATTTAAATTCCATATATGTATTTACCGCTAAATAAATTCCTAAGGAGATTTAGTATGATCGATTTATTAAAGAAACTATTTGGCGCCAAGCCAGCAGAACAAACTGCGGAAGCCCCATATAAAGCTGAGGCAGCACCTGCGCCTGTAGTTGAGGCAGTGGTTGTTGAGGCAGCACCTGCGCCTGTAGTTGAAGCAGTGGTTGTTGAGGCAGAAGCAGTTGTTCCAGCGGCTGTGGTTGAACAAGCACCTGCTAAAAAGCCTGCACCTAAAAAGCCACAGGTTGCCAAAAAGCCTGTTGCTCCAAAGACTGCAACGTCAAAAGCACCACCTAAGCCAAAAGCACCACTTAAGCCAAAAGTAAAGCCGGCTGCTTAAGACTTTGTTCATAGAGTGCAAAGCTGGATAGATTCTTAGCCTTGCTTTCGCACATGATGTCAAACGAGTCTCGAAAGCTCAGTGCCCATTCATTTACTGCTGTATTCCAGTAAAATTCTGAATGTGCTCTGAGCTTTTGTTTTTTGTAGCCCTGCTCTAAGAGGGTCGAAAGATTGGGACGGATATGTCCGGGATGGTCAATAAGACAGTCTTCCCGTGAAACACTATAATGTAAAACAGGGCGAACGCCACGCCAGCTATCAATAATCCGCTTAACACGGTCGTCAGTTGCTTCAATATATTCTCCAGAGTTAATCCAATGATGATGTATGTCCATGACCAGGGCACAGTCCTTGACCAACTCAATGCTAGAGTCAATGCCCCAGGTCATTTCGTCATTCTCAATGGTAAGACAGTTACGGGCTTCGGGTGTCATTTTGCTTAGAGCATCACGAACACCTTGTGGACCTTGCTTACCCGAGATATGCACATTGATCTTAAAGTCTTGAAACGTCTTGCCATAGCCCATCCAGCGAGCCATGTCCACATGATACTCAAACTCTTCGATACTTCGTTCTACAATACCAGGGTTGATAGATGCCAACACGCAAAACTGACCAGGGTGGAAAGACAGGCGAACACCGTTCTGGCGAGCCAAATCTCCCACTGTTCTAAATGCTGTTTCTGCATAGGCTCTAACATCGGGCTGCCGCCAAAACCACTTCCAACTAGGCTCAGTGTATACAGGCAGTATATCGCTGCTGAGTCGTACCATTCTAAGATCTTCATCTAGTGTTCCTACCCTGGCCACCAACTTGGTGCAGGCATCAATATTTCGTTTCATCAAGTCCCAAAGTCGCTGTTCTGCTTCTTGGGGATGTTCACGCAACCACCTAACTGTAGTAGCACCAGTATTTAAGTCACGGTCTTTGGCATTGATCTTCATGCCGTTGACTTCTTCAGGATCATTGATCCATTTGCAGGCAAAGCCTATGCGTTTAATCATAGTTTCTTTCATTAAAAAAAGACAGGTTCAACTGTGGGTTTACTTTGCAGAGCCATCATAATTTCTTGTTGCTCAGTATAGATTATTTCGCAGTCTTCTAATATTGATCTACGAACATCTGCAGGTAGACTGCACCAAACTTCAACATTATTATAGTTACCTTTTGTTTCGGGAGGTATGCATTCATCTATCCAACCAGACAGAGCCTTAAATGCTTCGACAGTGTTGCCAGGATGACTGCTACGTATAGCACGGTGAAAGTCATTGGCTAGCACCGCGGTAAAACATCCGCCCGGACTAAACCCATGAACAAGATAATTGTACATTGGCTCGGCAAACTCTTTAGGTACATTCCAGCGGTTAAAAGTTTCTAGGATACGATTACGACTGTACTGTGTTAGTTTCATCTTTTACTTTCGCTGAGATCACATTGGCGATACGGAAGGATCGCCATTCCTTTTTATCTAAACACCAAACACTCATAACATTAGGATTTTCTTTTTTAACTTTGGGAAAGTCAACGGGATTGTCTGTGTTACTAATATGGGGAGTAGGAGCAGGAATGAGCTCTGCCTTGAGTGTACAGGGCATAGCTCGAGTCTCGCCGTTGACTTTGGTAAATTCAACAACACACTCGTTTTCAAGAAGCAGAGTGCGTAATGCTTCGGGGGTAATAGTAGTCATGCTATTATTATAGCACAATCACCGCCAGTTGTCAACTACATACGGATCTAAAACATCGTGAGGATTTGGATCTCCGTGAAATACACAAACACTGCAATTGATTGGAATTTTTGGATTGATCACTGACTTGAAGTTTCGTTTACCGTCCTTCAACACCAGTTCTTCGCGACTGCGAATTTCCCATTTGTAACTTTGAATCCATTCTATGGGCCAAAACTTTATACGATCCTTGCTGGTTTTCCATATCCAATCTTGATCACCTTGCAGTTTTTGTGCTTCGTTTGGGTTATTATTAAATTCTTGATAGATATGAGTTTGTGATCCGTGTATCCAACTCATAACTGAACTATTGAGATAGGTCCACGAAGCATGAAATTTTCTATTAAAATCTTTGATACCCAAGAAACTATGTCCGTGACCGATTGCAAGACTATCAATATTGGCGTGTATTATCACGTCAAGATCAAAATATAATATTCTTCCTTGTATTGGCAGCCCAGGATCAAACATATGTACCTTGTGCCACCATATTTTTTTATAATTTTTCATAGGTTGCACAATACTTCGAACACCAGGTATGGAGTGTTGATCATCAGTGATGCAGACAAATTCATAAGGTACCGTAAGATGGCGGGATACCATGTTCCGAAGTCGTTCGATATATTCACGCCCGTACTTAGTACCAAATTTTACACACAGAACAGTTACTTTTTCAGGATTAGCATCACCGACACCAATTTCTTTTTGCAGATGTTGAGACTCTTTTTCAAATCTTCTAATAGCCTTGAGTCGCTTTCGTTCTTGTTTAGTTTGAGGAGGATTTAACAATTCCATCTATTTTTATAAGACTTTCTAACACGTTTTTAAGATTAGACAACATTATCATATTGGGACCATCGCTAGGGGCATTGTCTGGATCTTCATGACATTCCATAAACACTGCACTTACGCATCCGGTGGCCACTGCTGCCCTCGCGAGGTACGGGACCATAGTACGATCCCCTCCGGAGACTGAGCCCAATCCCCCTGGTTGCTGAACACTATGTGTGGCATCAAAGACCACTGGATACCCGGTGCTTGCCATAATGGGTAGACTACGCATATCAACAACAAGATTATTATATCCATGAGTGTATCCTCTTTCGCATAACATGATGCGGTCATTGCCAGTTGAAGCAATCTTTGTCGCAACGTTCTTCATATCGTGAGGTGCAAGGAACTGCCCCTTCTTGACATTGATGGCACAGCCTGTAGCACCTGCTGCCAACAATAGGTCAGTCTGTCTACAGAGAAATGCTGGGATCTGTAGTACATCAATGCCAGCTGTAGCACACAGTTCTGCCTGATAGCTTTCGTGAATGTCAGTTAAAACTGGCACTCCTAACTGATGTTTAACGGTATTGAGAATTTTTAAACCTTCGTCAATTCCAATACCTCGTTGAGTTGATATGCTAGATCGATTGGCTTTGTCAAAGCTGCTTTTATAGATAAATTTAATTCCTAAACTATCGCAGGTTTCTTTTATGCTATGTGCAGTTTCGAGTGTATGGTCTAGACTTTCAATTTGACAAGGCCCGGCAATCAATACCAACGGCTCGTTGTTTCCTAATTTTATATTATGAATGTTAAATGTACGCATATAATTATTTACCAATGTCTAATGGTGTTGGCAATAATAAACAGACAGGTTATAACATGAATAATTACCCAGAATGTTTTAAAGAATAGAGCAATTCGAGCTTCGCGTAGAGAAAGGATGGGCACATCTGGTCTATCCTCATCTGTTTGACCCATTAGGTGCCCGGTCGCCCGGGCCCATATACGTTCAAGCGAGTTCACGCAAACAGATCCTCATTCCATTCTCGATGACCTTCACGGAAAGCCATATTGCTCTGTGTCTCACGTACTTCTACACGATAACACCAAAGCCTAGCTGCTTCACCAGGACCCCACATTTCTGGAATGTAAACACCATTCACGTATTTGTAAAGCATGTCGCTTAGTGCTTCACAGCCTAGTGCCGGCAGGATAACAATCTTAGCCATATTCTTTTCTTGCAACATTTTAAATGTAGCAAGACATGGATCGTCTTGTGCAACAATTAGTGTATGATCAAATTGATCTTCCAGTGTCTTTTTAAGTTCTTTCAAACCACCATAGTCAGCCGCCCAATTGCGGACGTCTAGGTCGTTGGTGCCAAAGTAAAATTTCATGCTAAATGAATAGCCGTGAATTAGATTACAGTGACTATCACTTCTCCATTGCCTGTAAGCACAGGGAAATGCATCGTGATATTCTTTTGTCGAAGTGTACTTATAAAGTACGGGTTGTAGATTTGCCA